AAAGGATTACAATGTTAAGTTACCTTGAAGATGTAAGAGATTATGATACACTATGGTTTTTACCAATAGAAGATGAAGAATCTTCACTTCATGTAACAGCAAATCAATATAAAGAAGCCGGAGAACCTATTGACGGTGGTTTGATGGGTTCGGCATGGCACATAGTATTATTTAAATCAGAACAAAACAATATTGATAAACTAGATTACTTTGATGCAATATTGACGGATCCCAGAGAATACATTTCATCTTTAATACCACAAGGCTGGTATGGGTTAGTTGCTAGAAAAACAACAACCTCCAATAAATTTATTGAAAGTGTCATTGACAAGATCAAAAACATGTGATAGAATTTGTGAAATTGAAACTTTGTAAGGTTTGTTATGATTCTCGTTGATCTAAATCAGGTATTGTTGTCCGGTCTAATGGCACAGATTGCCAGCCAAAAAGGAATTAAACTGGAAGAGAGCCTGGTTCGCCACATGATTCTAAACATCATTAGGACTCATGTTAAAAACTTCCGTAACGAATACAATGAAGTTGTTCTTTGTTGTGACAACCGAAAATACTGGCGGCGTGAACTATTCCCCTTCTATAAAGCAGGACGCAAAAAGACCAGAGAAAAATCTGATTTGGATTGGCATCTCATCTTTGATATGTTGACAAAATTCAAACAAGAACTGAAAGAATATTTTCCTTACAAAGTTGTTGACGTTGAAGGCGCCGAAGCTGACGATATTATTGGTACTCTTGTGCCTCGTCACATTATGCATGAAAATATTCTAATCATCTCTAGTGATGGTGACTTCCTGCAATTGCAACAATACAATACTTCATCAAGCAAGTATAGTGTCAAGCAATATAATCCTGCACAGAAGAAATTTATCATTTCTGAAAATCCTTTGATGGAATTAAAAGAAAAAATCATTCGTGGTGATAAAGGTGATGGCATTCCAAATATTTTGTCTCCATCGGATTGTTTTGTTCGCGAAGTACGTCAAACAACAATTTCCAAGATCAAATTGGAAAAGTTGATGGAGAAAAACTACGCCGATTGGGATAATGAGAATGAGAAAATTGGTTTTTCAAGAAATCAAGCACTAATTGATCTCAGTAACATTCCAAACGATATCAAAGACAAAATTATAAATACTTATGATGAAGTCAAACCGGCTTCTAAGAGTAAGATTTTGGATTATCTGATAGCTAACAAGCTTAAAAATTTAATTGAAGTAATTGAGGATTTTTGATGAAAACACTGTATGAAGTATTTGATGAATTTGAAAATGCTAAAAGCAAAAAAGAAAGAATGCAAGTAATTGGCAATAACTTGTCACAAACTTTGGTTGATGTTTTTAAATTAACTTATCATCCAGATTTTAAATGGAAAATAAAAGAACTTCCTGAAAACTATAAAGTTCCGACTGATATGTTACCCGGTATAACGCATGATAGTCTAAATGCTCAACTACGAAGACTATACATGTTTCTAGAAGGTAATCAGACAGCTGAAACGCTCACAGATAAAAGACGGAACGAATTACTAATTCAAATGTTAGAATCTATCGAACCAAGAGAAGCTGAAGTGCTGCTGGGCATTTTCCAAAAAGATTTGGGTGTAAAAGGATTAGATTATAAGTTTGTCAAGGAGGCTTTTCCTGATCTACTACCATGACAATCAAAGAAAAACTCATAGTAACGTCTGGTTATTTTGATCCAATAACATTAAAAGAAATAATACACCTACAAAGATGTAGACAACTAGGTGATTGGTTAATTGTAGGTATACATTCTGATATGTTACTACACATGAAGACAGGTATATTAAATCAAAGTCTAGAAGTTAGAAAAGAAATACTTGAAAGTGTAAAATACGTTGATGAAGTTTTTACTTTCAATGATTGTAACGATAATGTATGTAATTTATTAAAAGTGGTGAAAGTCTGTTACCCCCGAGCAAACATCACTTATGTTTCTGAGTTTGATATGTCGGACAGACCAGAAACAAAAATAGGGGGCATTAATTTTGAAGTTTTAAGTAAGGAGTAGTTAAGTGCCAAAACATGTTGAAAAGTTTCGTAAGAGTAGAAACTACAACGAAGATGAGTATGAGTTCTTTTATGAAAAAAAGAAAATGAGAAAATCCAAACCATCTAAAAATTCATTTTATAACGATGATTATGATAATGAATATCAAAAGTCTACAAGAAAAAGATTTAGACAACTAGATTAGTATAAACTTGGTTGTTGCATGGATACAACAGCTGACTTGACAACACCCTCAATTGTGTTATAATACAAACAATCGAGGATGACTTAATTATGATGATTTATACGCGAATCGCAAAATCTAAGGCCAAAAAAAGGCCGAAAGCTGAACGCGAGCAGTACGAAAAGTGGTTGGAATCACACAAACCAACTAAAATTCTTAAAGTTGTTAAAACCAACAACACTTTGACCGGTTATAAACTGTCGGCACCTGTCGGCCGTGAGACCGTGCGTCATCCTTCACTAAGTACCGGTGAAAACGGTGCCACAAAAGCTTCTCCGAAAGTTTATACGGGCACAAAAGTAGTCGGAATCGCCACAATGCATAAATCCAACGCTGTTCCTGTGTTTTCTGATGAGGAAGCAGTCGAAATTTCGAAAATGAGGCGCTAAAATGAAGTCTAAAAAAAGTTTTGTTGTAAAATTGCAACGTCCTGTATGCCGGACGCCAATTAAATATGTTCAAAAGCACAAAAATGATGTAAAATACTCACGTAGAGACAAAAATTTGCGTAATTTTACTAAAATTGTGATTGGAGAAGAATGATGCAAGAGAATAATTCTTGGGTAACACAACTGATTGAAACTAATGATGGTTCTGGTGACGCAATTTTGCAATTTCCTGATGAACTCATTCAGCAAAAAGGCTGGAAAGAAGGCACTGTGTTGAATTTAGAAGTTCGACAGACACCGAGTGGCAATGTACTTGTAATTACTGAAAAGAAATAATATGAGCTTGATCGATTCAAAATCCGTTTTGGCCAAATTGATGGCCACCGAAAACCTGATTGTTGAACAACGAAATGTTGCAACTGCTTTTTTCGATGTTAAGAACCGTGTCTTGACAGTACCTGTGCTTGATAAAAATATCTCCTCTCAACTATATGATCTTTTCATGGGTCACGAAGTTGGACACGCTCTATACACTCCTCTTGATGGGTTAATTAAGTCAAAAGAAGAGAAGATCAACATGAGTGTTCTGAACATTGTTGAAGACTCACGTATTGAACGTAAGATCAAATACAAATATCCTGGGCTTAAAAACTCCTTTGTTAAGGCTTATCAAGAGCTTTTGGAGAAAGATTTCTTTGCAACAGAAGGCAAAGACTTGAATGAGTACAATTTCATTGATCGTGTCAACCTTCATTGTAAAGGTGGCGCAGGATTGGCCATCAAGTTCGATGAAACTGAACGTGAACTCTTGAAAGATATTGAAACGACCGAAACTTTCGATCAAGTGATTGAAGTGACGAAGCGTGTTGTTGAATACATGAAGCTGGTCGAAAAAGAAGAAAAACAAAAATGTGATGATTCTGAAGAAGGTACCGATTCTGGTGAAGATGAAGGTGATAACGAATCCTATGAATCCAATGAACAAGATGAAGATGAAAACGGCAATCGAAATTCCGATTCATCTGAAGATGATGAACAAAACGAAGAAAAAGATGGTTTGAAAAAAACTGGCCCCGGGCAACAGGATGATTTGGAAAAAAATATCCGTTCTCTGACCGATGAAGCCTATCGTAAAAATGAATATCAACTATTTTCGAATGATGGTACTCAAATCAATTATGTGAATATTCCAGAATTTGATGTGAATCAGATTTTTGATTACAAAGATGTTTACAAAAAATATCGTGAAGATAATTATGATATTGCTAAAACTGCGTTTGATAAGTTCCGGCGCGAGTCGAACAAGGTTGTTTCTTATTTGGTAAAAGAATTTGAAATGCGTAAGAGTGCCGAGCAATTGAAACGCGCAAATATTTCAAAGACTGGTGATTTGAATCTGAACCAAATTTTTTCTTATCAGTTCAACGAAGATATCTTCAAGAAAGTTACCGTAATTCCTGGCGGCAAGTCTCACGGGCTTATTATCTTCCTTGATTGGTCTGGTTCAATGGCTCGTCATATCGCCAACACCGTTAAACAATTGTTGAATCTTGTGATGTTCTGCAAGAAAGTAAATATTCCTTTTGAGGTATATTCTTTCGTTGAAGAAACGCTCGAAGGAAAAAATATCAAATTCAAAACCAAACCGAATGATTTTTCAATGCATTCATTTGGGCTTGTTAATTTGTTGTCTAGTCGCATGTCTTCAAAAGACTTCATTTATGCTGGTGCAGCACTGATGCGAATTTCTGGTGTTGATAGTTACAACAATATCGTAAGAACTCCTTATTGGATGTCTCTATCGGGTACACCTTTGAATGAAACTATTATTGCTGCCATGGAAATTATTCCACATTTCCAAAAGAAAAACAAACTTCAAATTGTGAATACTGTTTTCCTGACAGATGGTGATGGGCATCCTTTGACAAATGTTTATGCTGATTATACCGGATATATGAAAGATGTTCGCACAGGCAATGACGGCAAAGAAGTAAACAAAGTTATCATTCGCGATCCAAAAACCAAAAACGAACAAGTGTATGATGTTAAGCGTTACAGCAATGAACAAACTACCTGTTTGATTAAGTTGTTGAAAGCTCGTACAAATTCAAATGTGATTGGTTTCTATATTGCTCACGGAAGAGATTACAGATCCAAAATTGATCAGTTCTTTGGCTTTGATGATAAATCACAAGCAATCAAAGAGGCAGCTCGCAAAGATAGATATTGTATTGTTAACAATGCTGGCTTTGATGAATACTATCTCCTGCGATCCGAATCCATGAATACGGATGAAGGCAATGAATTGACTATCAAAGAAAACGCCACCACCCGTGGTATCGTATCGGCATTCAATAAGTATGCCACCAATCGTGTCCAAAATCGAGTTGTTCTAAATCGATTCATTGGGCTTATTACTTAAAAAGGAATTATAATGTTTTATTCTGAATATCTAAATGGAAACAAAAAAGCAACCGTTTTCAAAAACAATGAAGTGTGGGAAGTGTCGATGTATATGGATAATCGAATTCTTCAAAAAACTGTTGTGTCAAGCGAACAACATGCTGAACTCGTTGCAGAAGATTTTATCAATGCAGATTCTTTTATTTCTCCAACCCTACTGAATGAGAATCTCAATGGATAAACAAATCAAAGAAGTCTTCTGCATTGCACAAGAAGAATGTGCAGAGGTGACACAGGCAATCTCCAAAATCTTTCGTTTTGGTTTTGATTCAAAGAATCCAAATACAAACAAAAGTAATAAACAATGCCTAGAAGAAGAAGTCGGTGATCTTCTGGCCATGGTTGACATTATGGTGGAAAAGTGTATAATCTCAGATGGCAACGTGAATGCTGCAAGAAAAGCTAAACGTGAAAAATTGAAAGTCTGGTCTAGTATTGAGGTTTAATTATGAGTTTGTTTCACAAGATTATGAACAAGTTGGGTCGTTACCGCCTGATCAAAGACAGGATCTCTGGTGATGATTACATGCACAGGTATTACCTGTTTCTCAAAGATCGTAAATGGTTTCCTTTTAACCTGACTCTACATAAGATTGTGAAGTCGGATGAACCTGTGATGCATGATCATCCATGGGCTTACATGACGATCATTCTCAAAGGCGGTTACTGGGAACACACTCCAGTCTTCAACCTAGACAAGACTCAGATGATCGACACACCTCGCTGGCGTGGTCCTGGTTCTATTATCATCCGTGGTTCAAAAGAATACCACTGGCTAGAACTCGACAACAACAAACCAGTCACCACTCTGTTCTTCATGGGACCTCAGGTACGCGAATGGGGTTTCTGGAAGGGCAAGTGGGTACAACACGAAGAATACCTTGAGCGCCGACTAAGAAATGCAAAATGAAGAAGTCTTAAGAATATACGAAGATATGGTAAAGGTCTTTGGGAACAATCTTCCCAATCCAGACCAAGAACCTATTCGTTTCGCATATTATGTTAAGCTCTACAGATACTTCTATAATCCATCCGCCTTTTCAAGCGCCTCCGGGGGATCCTAGCCTATGCCAACCGTAGATCGTAACGGATATTACTGTGCTGACGTTGTGATGAAAAACAACTTCAAGTACACAATGTACCTCAGAGGGCACTCAGTGCCTTCTATGGTGAAGTTTACAGAAGGTTTATTCTGGACCGAGTCCGTGACTCTCAGAGACTCCTCAGAGGAAGAACATCACAACGCACTTGAAGAAACTCCAAAGAAGTCTAAAAACATTGGCTTTTCATCCCTTGAGAATTTCTTTGAAGAAGAAAAACCAAAAAGGAAGAAGAAAGTAAAGTAATATGTTTGACGATATCGAATTCAATATCAAAGAGTATGCGATTGGTGGCAAGATGGTCACCGGTAAATGCTTAGTCTCCGATAGTCAATATATGTCTATATCTATTCCCGACAAAGAACTGAAGGTTGCAATCAAAAAGGATCTTGCAAAACAACTTGCAATACACCTAATCGAAAACAAGTTGGTAGAATTCACAATGATAAAAGATCCAGTAGACATGAGTAGAATGTACCATGTAAGATGCTTTGTGACACCTGATGAACAAGTAAGACTTCTAAGAACACATGAAAAAAATATACTCTGAAGAATATGACGCATACTATGATGAAGACACCAATGAGTGGCTAGAAGAAGTGTGTGGTGATACAAACTGTGAGTATTGTATGAATAGACCAGAGAAACCTATGAAAGAAGATAAAGAATGAAAAAATGGATGGAAAAAGAATTTGGTTTCTGGGTTTACTATGATGATGAAGATGGGCAAATCATTGGTGCTGTACACAAAGTAGGTACAGCCACGACCGCTATATGGATTGCAAAAATGTATGCAGTGCAAAACTATATGCACCAAGAGTTACATAATGGACAATACGTAGACTCAGAGTATGCTAAAAGATCCGTAGAGAGATATTGGGATATACAATCTAGAACGCTTCTGGAGTGATCCGGGGCTCCAGAAAAAAATTTCGAATCCTCAGATCCGGCCCCAGAAAATAAAAAATTGGAAAAAAGAGTTTGACCTGGTGGGGCTTTTTATCATATACGCGCTCACCCATCCATACCCCCATCCCCATATAACAGCAGCCATGGCAACCAGCAGCCACCATATAAGCCAAAAAAAGGGGCAGAGCCTTTCAGCACTGCCCCAATCCCGCTATCCAGCTGAGCCTCAGGCGGGAAACAATATAATCATGCAGCAACAGCGATTCTAATAACCTTTGCCATTTTCCGACCGTGGGCCGGATAACCAATCACCGCCACCGATTTGTCATAGCAAGCACGGCAGCCATTACATTTACCACCATGCTGATATGCATTACATACAGTAACACCAGCAGGCACTACATCCGCACTAGGTAGAATGGTGCTACCATGTACACCATCCACATACGTACCATCCACAGCGTCACTGCTAGCACGTACCATTACATTAGGTAAGGCTTGCATTTTAGCAAGTATATCATGGAATTTGGTAAACTTATGCATTCTGGTGGGCAGCCAGTGCTTTACATGGGGAGTAGCTAGCATAATGTTATACATTTTATGAGCTAGCTGGAGGTTGTACATATCACCGCTATCAAACCAACGGAAGTACTTTTGTTTGGTAAGAGCCTTTACCATGGTATCAACCCAGGTATCTTCCTGCCATGCGAGCTTATTATCAGCGCGGACAGCTTTCGTGCCTGGGAAGTTATACATCCCGGTGGTAGCATAGCAACCAGAACAAGCAGCAACCAGGTCGCCATTAGAAGCTTTACTTCCAGGGCAAGTTTCAATAGCTTGCAGCGACCAGGACAATATATTGTCCAGCTTAGAGGTTTTGGAGAGCTTATTCATTGTCGAAATTGTCGAAATAATCGTTTTCTAGGATGTAAGCGTCCCTTTCGGTCATGGACATATCCACTCCGATTACCCAGTTAAGTGGTACATTATGCTTATAAGCAATTTCCTGGAAAGGTACTCCGAACAGAATATCTTCCTCGATAGCTGCTGCAAGGTCGGACATATTAGACATTAGATTACCTCCTTTTGGTCAATCAGCACACGGGTGGACGGAGTGTCACGCCAGCGGAATTGGACAGGTTTGTCCAGGTTGACGGTGTACTGGAGCTCGCCGCCGTATTTGACACGGCTGGATTCCACGGTACCGGTGACAACGGTGCCGAGGTAGTTAGCAGTGATTCGCTGGTTGTCTTGAATTCGCATTTCCATTTCTTACTT